ACACACGGCTAAAGGATCAGCAGGAAGAAAACTAAACAGTTTAGAAGTACACGATATTATGTGTATGATTGGTGAGATTGTAGTAGTAGGTGGTGTAAGACGATCTGCTCTAATCTCTTTGAGTAATTTAACAGATAAAAGGATGCGAGATGCAAAATCAGGAGCCTGGTATAACGATTACCCTTACAGAGGACTTGCCAACAACAGTGTGGCCTACACCGAAAGACCCGATTCTGAAACTTTCATGGAAGAATGGCTCGCTTTGGTTAAGTCCAAATCAGGTGAACGAGGAATCTTTAATCGTGTTGCTTCTCAGGCTCAAGCAGGAAAATGGGGGAGACGAGATCCGCTTCTCAGCTATGGCACCAATCCATGCTCAGAAATTATCCTCCGTGATAAACAGTTCTGTAATCTTACGGAAGTGGTTGTACGGGGGAACGATACCGAATCTACCTTGGCTCATAAAGTGTCCCTCGCTACAATACTCGGTACAATTCAGTCCACTCTCACCAGCTTCCAATTTCTAAGTGAAGAATGGAAAAAGAACACTGAAGAAGAAAGATTGTTAGGGGTTTCATTAACAGGTATCATGGATTGTAAAGTAACTAATAATCCTGATCCCAAAATGCTTGAAAGGTTAAGAGATGCAGCGAGAAAAACAAACGAAGAACTTTCTGAAAAACTTGGTGTTCCTCCTTCTGCTTCTATCACTTGTGTTAAGCCTTCAGGTACGGTCAGCCAGTTGGTGGACAGTGCTAGTGGCATTCATGCTAGACACAACGCTTTTTATATTAGAAGGGTCAGAATTGATAAAAAGGATCCTGTATACTCGTTCCTCAAGGAAAAAGGTTTCCCAGTGGAAGACGAAGTGTTTAGGCCTGATTCGACAGCTGTATTCTCATTTCCGATGAAAGCTCCTGATGGTGCTATTACTCGTAATGATATGACAGCAATAGAACAACTTAATCTATGGTTGATTTATCAAAGACATTGGTGTGAACATAAACCTTCAGTAACCATCACTGTAACTGACAATGAGTGGCCTGAAGTAGGTGCATGGGTATGGAAACATTTTGATGAAGTGTCAGGAATATCTTTCCTTCCTCATTCAAACCATACATATCAACAAGCACCTTATGAGGATATAACAGAAGAGCAGTATAAAGAATTAGCATCTAAGATGCCAGGTGATATCAATTGGGAAGAACTGGTAGAAAAGGATGATAATACTGAGGGAGCACAGACCCTAGCCTGTGTAGCGGGTGCATGTGAAATATAATGCACATGTCTATTAGGCCAATTTGTGGAGTAGGAGTAGGATTTGAGATACTTGAGGCTAAGTATATTCCTGAACTAGATGATGATGGGGTTTACTTAGTACTAGAGCTTCTCTTATTTAGAGTAGTAATTAACTTAAACTGAGAAAAGGAGATAGTATGAATTATAATTCAATCGTAATTAATAAAGTAGACAATGGCTTTGTTGTTAATACTCAAAAGAACGTGTTCGGTGAACAACGTCCTGAGACAACAATTAATGTCTTCACGAGCTTTGATGATGTTCTAGCATTCATCAAGGGTAATTCGTAATAGCCCGCCATAGCATTTACGAAATGTAGTACAAGGGGGTGCAAAGCCCCCTTTTTTATTCTGATTTATATATAGTTAGTGTAGCACCCTTAGCAGTTTTAAGCTTGTCAAATAATGGCTCAAAAGCAAACTTAGAGTTACCTATAAAGTTTTTACCCGCCCATGTAGTTCCTACCAAGATACAACCTTCTGTATCAGCATCAGTATTACCAGTGTGAATACGAATACCCTCAAATCCAGGTACGTTTAAGACGTGAGGTAAATCCCTATTAAACCGAGTGCTGTGATCAATAATGACAGGATAAGTGCCATAAGGAATAGCTGTTTGTCCATCTACTTTCACTCCTGGTTCTCTTACTTTATCTTCTAAAGTAAAACAAAAGTATATATCATCTACATATAGTTTACCTACAGTATAATTAGTACCAAATTCAAATCGTCTAAGTTTTAAATCCATTAAGTTGCTTGTGTTTGTGAAGTTAAAATACCATTAGTAAACGTCATACTACCTTGTGTTCCTGTTAATGTTAATTTAGCTGTTGTTATAGTAACACTAAGTCCTGTTGGAGTACCAGTAAGATCACTATAAGCTCCTGTATGAGCTACAGTAGCTAATCCAGTAATAGATGTATAAGGAAATGTAATACCAGTAATACTACCACCCGTTATATTTACATTATTAGCATTTTGTGTAGCCATAGTACCAAGAGAAGGCAATGCCACAATAGTATTATATTGAGTTTGATTTAGGTGATAGAATTGAGTACCAGTTGGATCACCACCCTGTAATCCTTGTAAGTCATTATGCTTACGAGTTTGAATGCTTGTTAAGTTTGAACCTGTAAAGTTTAAACTAGTCCAAGCAATAGAAGCTTGTTGGACTAAAGCTTGAGATACATTATAAAACCACTCTCTCCAGATAAATGTATCGGTAAGAGGACTATTGGGAATTGGAGGTAATGCAATAGCCATTACTCTTCCTCTTCCTCACTACCTTTTTCATAAACAAAGTCAGTGCAATAACCATAAGCTTGTAATTTAGGAAGTTCTTTTTCAAGACGTTCACCAATGTCATCACGAACTATTAAACTATTAGGTACACTTATTTTGTCAATGACTTCATAAGCTTTTCTAGAAGCACTACAAATATCAGAGCCAGTACCCGTAGCGACAAGTATATAATCACCAGCACTGACAATATGTTCTTCTTCAACTATTTTATCCTCTTTCATAACTGGAGCTTTACCCATCATAACTTCACATAGATGAACGTCCTCCATAATATCTTCTATACCATAAATAGGATAGCCTGTAGGGTCACGACCTGTTGACTTAGTAAATGGGAAGTCAGGAATAGCTGCTACAACACCTACAGCATGTTTATCAGTTACTTTTAATGTATCCTTACCATTAACAAGATCTAATAACCATTCTACTGGATCACCTTTGTGTAGTGCTGTCTGTATATTAAATAGAGGCCATCCTGGTCTTGTAGTCCATTCTAGAGGTCTTGGTGAGCCTTTATCATCAATAATGAATGCAAGGTCTACATAACCACAATAGTTGTGATAACGTAAGAAGTCTTCACACTTAGCTAATGTCTCATCAAATAGATTAGACTCTTTAACATACTTAACAACAGTACCCATTTCACCTGTGTTAACACCAAAGTTACCAGGCATAAGTTTCTTAAATTCAAAGTTCTCTGTAATGTGTTTAGAAAATCCATTAGGACCCATCCAACCACCTACAGCTATTTCAATACCAGGTACAAACTCTTGCATGATGAAAGGCATTTTAACTTTACTTTTAGACTTCCATCTTTCAAGCATGAATATCATGTCAGCAGCTGACTTAGAAACATAGCTTAAAGCTTTATCTGCATCACCAGAAGGTTTAGATACATAACGTACAGGATTATTCTTTACATGTTCAATAGCTTGATTATAGTCTGTAAATGTTCTAGAAGGAATAATATCCATACCAGCTTTTTCTAGGATAGCTTGACCAAACCCTCTGTTTAATTCTAGGTCAGATGTTAAGTCAGTAGCTCCTACAATAGGATAACCTTCTTTATGATATTTCTCTAATTCACGCATCTGATACGCATTATCAGAAAGAATAATGATATCAGCCCACTTCATGTGGATTTGCCAGTTATAGACCCTAGGAATGAGTCCTTGACCTATTTTAGAGTCATCATGACCAGGTACTTTTCTAATCCATTGTTTAACTTCATGGCCATGTTGTTGGCAACGCATACCAAAGTCAACAAAAGCACCTGCTGGATCAATTAATAATATTTTCATTGAAAGGCCCCACCTGATTCATATTGAGCTTCTCCAGCAGCACTTCCTGCTCGATAGCTGATTTGTTTAATTAAAGCTCTAGCAAAGTTCTCTGTCTTAGATTTCTTAGCACCTTTTTCAGTAGCAAGTTTAATATCCTTAGCTGCCTTCTCAAAGTACATCATATCTTGTTTAGGAAGAAGTTCATTACCTACTAAAGCTTTATCAAGCTTAGTAAACTTAGTAACTACTTCTTCAGGGCTAACATTAGCTAGATATGTTCTAACACCATCTAAAACATCTTGTTTACTATAAGTACCATCTTTAATAAGTGGAGCTAGTTTATCAAACGCTTTAGTTTGGTCAATATAAGTGAGAGAGTGATTAATATGATCTTTAAGTTCAGCTAAACTTTCTGCTCTGTAAGCATTACGATACTCACGTTCAGCATTACCTAAACCTAAACCACTAAGCCATTCATTATAAGAAGATCTAATTGCTTCACGAATGTCTTTTTGTTCTTTTAATCCAACAGCTGCAAAGCCAGTAGTAGGTGTTTGTTTCTCTGCACCCTTACCCCACTCACGGATAGCATTGTCAATAGTGTCAGCAAACTCAGCTCTTGTTTTTTCATAAGGGCTACGATCACTTTGAAGTTTAAGTAAAAGATCTTTCTTTTGAGCTTTACCAATAGTACCTTTAGCTTCTAAACGATTGAGTTCTGTTTCAAGTTTAGTAAAAGCATCTGAAGTAGAAAACTTATCAGGGTTTTGTTTAGCAATAGATATTTCACTAACCTTAGGTTTAATGACTTGATCTCTAAGGTAAGCAGAAGCTGGACCCTCAAAGTCAGCAGGTACACCATATTTCTCTCTTAATAGAGCTGTAGTACCCCCTTGGTTTGCATTACCAATAACACCTTCTGTATAACCTTTAATTCTTTTACCAAAAGCTTTTTCTTGAGCTACTTCAGCTTCTTTCAAAAAAGTATCTTTATTAGGTTTAGCCATACCAGCAATACTATTGACAACACCACCCCAACTACCTAATGCAGCAGAGCCAATAAGTTTACCCACTTGTTTAACTTCTTTACCTAAAAAGGTACCTAATCCTTCACCACCTGCAGATAAGGCTGTACCTACTGCAAATTTAGAAGCAGGACTAAAGCCATAAGAATCTAATAATTCTTCTGATGCTCCTAGTGTAGCACCACCTACAGCACCTCCAGCTGTTCTAGCAGCTATAGGAGTAGCACCCCACATTTTACCAAATGTTTCAGCAGCTTTACCTATTGCACCTACAGGTCCAGGTACTTTTGAAAGAACTTTACCACCAATTTCAGTTACTTTAGGACCAACAGCACCAGTAATAGCACCTCCCATAAAGCCACCTTTAGCTTGTTCTACTGCTTTACCAGCTTGGAATGGACGTTCTTCTCCAGGAGTAAATAATGATGGACCTTTTTCTTTTAAATATTCAACACCTTCTGAAATAAGTTTAACAGGTTCATCTAATAATAAAGAGGTAGACTCTACACCAGGTTCTTTTTGTGTTTGTACTTGAGCAGGTTTATCTTTTTGTGTATCTTGAGGTTGATATCTTTGTATTATTTCTTTAAGATATTTTAGAGTTTCATCATCTAGACTAGATAAATCTTTTGATTGCATAAATTTATCAGCAACACCAGGACCAGCCTTATAAGCAATTGCTGATACTAATGGGTCTTTATATTTATCTAAATGTTGTTTGAGGTAAGAGACACCACCCTTAATATTTTCATCAGGGTTAGTAGGATCTACATTTAGCTCTTGAGCAGTCCCTTTGATAAGTTGCATAGGACCTTGAGCAGTGGAAGTTGGAGCCTTGGCTTTAGGATTAAAACCTGATTCAATGTGACCAATAGACAAAGCATAAGCTGGGTCAACACCTTGGCTGACAGCTTCATCACGAATCTTTTTAGCAGTAGTTAACTGCTCATCCGTCATCTGAGAGAAATCAACCATTATAGACCTCGTTTTTTAAGTTCTGCTTTTAGGGAATCCAATGAAATTACGGAAGTTGTTTTAGGAGCAGCTTCTGTTTTCTTTTCTTCAGATTTACGTTCTTGAGCTGCCTTAGCTATATCTTTATCAGATAAAGGTTTAGTAGTACCTTCTTTAAGTTTAGTCATATACTCGGTAAAAGACATATTAGATTGATCTTTACCAATAGCAAGTTTATTACCTGGACCAAGTTTAACTCGTAAGGCATCAACATCTTTTTGAGTAAATGGAATAGCTTTTCTAACTTCTTCCAAGTTAGCTTCAATAAGAGCACGTTTCTCAGGTTTAATGTTAGTAGCTAAAGTAGCTTTAGCAGAGGACTCAACAATACGTCTCATTTCAGCCATCTTATCTAAAGCAACTAAAGGTTTAGAACCTGCCTTAATTGCAATACCTTGGTCAATCTTATCAGCTAAACCAACTAGACCAGTAGCTGCACCACCTGTTTCAAGAGAAGCTAAGTTACGAGCTACACCAGCCATACGATCAGCCATAAGTTGAGAAGATTCTGTTGACATTTGTTGATTTAAAGAACCTAATGGTGCTGTAAATAAATTATTAAACATTTTATTACCATAAACAGGATCAGTAGTATAAAATGGTAAATTACTTAAATTAGTTAAAGCATCAGACGCTTGAGTCATAGATTGAATAACTCGGTTAGTACCTGCATCAGCCTTACCACCACCAGCACCTCTATTCTCAATCTCAGACATTTGATTTCTAATTTGCATTTGCTTATTAGCATCAAGTAAGCCCATACCAACAGATTGAGTATAGCGTTTAAGTTCAGGTGTAAATACTTTAGTGCTAATAGTATCCATCACTGGCTTACCAGTTTGATCTAATAATGGAGTACCATCTGGGTTTTGTCTAGGAACTTGAATTGAATTAGATAAACTACGTCCCATAGCTTGTAGTTGAGCATTAGCTACATCTAAGCTTTGTTGATCGTTAATATTTAAGAATACACCAGAGATTTGTTCATGGTATTTTTGAGCATTATCAATGTCAGTTTTCTTAGCTTCTCTGATTCTATTAAGTTCAGTATCAGCTTCAGTGACATACTTCATACCTTGCTTAGCAACATTAATATTAGGACTTGCTTGTAAAGTTCTACCTAATGTCTTTTGTTTATTAAGTTGACTTTCTTCTCTATCGTAATTCTTAATATTATCAATAGACTTCATGTAAGTAGCTGTAGGATTATCTTTAGGTGCTTCTTCTTGTTGAGGAGCAGCTTGTTCTGTTACAGAAGGAGGTTGACCCTCACCCATAAATGATGGCATAGGGCTACCATTAGGAGATATAGACATAGCACCTTTAGGCATAGGAGTTTGTTTACCATCAAGTCCTGTACCCATTTGATAACCTGTAGGGGCTGCTGGAGCAGCTGTAGTTGTATCACCCTCTGGCTTAAATATATCAGCTATAGTTTGCTGTATTTGTTTTTGGGCTGCAGCCTCATCTTTTCTTTGTTGAGACTCAAAGGCAAGTTGTTGACCTTTGTAAAAATCTTCCATCATGAATGGCATAATTATTCCTTAATTATAATTAAATACTATATCCACCAGTATAGCCACTTAAATCAGAACTACCACCTGAGTAGCCACCTGAATAACTAGGTAAAGCATTATATGGATTACTTGAATAGTTACTATATATATTTGATAATGAACCCACACCTTGAGCAATAGCATTCCAACCTGATTGAGATTGTTGAGCATTAAGAGCATTTTGTGAAGTTACATTTGATAAACCTTGTGTAGCACCTGATAAAGCAGAATAGTTAGCAAATAGGTTTTGATATGCAGTATTAGCAAAGTTTTGACCATAGTTTTGTAATTGAATAGCTTGAGCTCCACTACCACCTATACCAGTTTGTTGTTGTTGTCTTCTTAAAGCTTCTTCACCTTGATTAAAACCAAATTGATAAAAAGGAGCACTTGTAATAGAAGCAGGATTATTTACTAAATTAGTTAACTTATCTGCATAAGTTTGTCTATAGTTAGCAAATGGGTCATAAATAGCACCACCAGCTACATTACCTGCACCTGATGAACCTCCACCCCCACCCCCACCTAAAATGTTACTAACTCCAGAAGCAATACCAACTACAGCGGCTGCACCACCTAAGTTAAAAGTACAGAACTCTACAAAACCAAGTCCAAATAACCATTTTAATATATATTTCATAGCTTTATCCTATTATTTTAGTGTAAATTCTTTCAATTGGTTTATATCCAAGTCTCTCTAAGATAGCACCAATATCAAGCTTTAATTTAGTACCCATGTAGATACGTTGTACATTTTTCTCTTTTAAACTTTGTTCTAAGAACTTAAATAGACGGATACCAACAAATCCTTTTCTATGTTCTTTTGCAATAAAGAATATATCAGTAAAACAAGTAACACTTTGTTGATAGTGTAAGTGTGGGTATATAAAAGATATATGATATCCTATAATAGCACCATCTTGTCTTGCAGTTACAGCATGAACTAAACCTTGTTTAGCCATTTCCAAATACTTATCATAGTTTGGATTTAAAGGTATATTAGGATCAGCTACTTCTTCCCAATGAGCTTCAAATAATGTTTTAATTTCTTCTAGACAGTTTTCTAGAGGTTCTACTTGATAAGTTATCATTCGGATTGTTGACTAATATTTCCTGATACATCTAGTTCTATTTTAGCTATTCTTAAAGGTTGATTACCTGTGTAAAGAACTTCATATACCCTACGTCTATAAGAACCTAAATTATAAAGAATAGGTTTCTGTAAACTTAAATCTATGTTTCTATAAGCTGACCATGTATTGTAATCATCATCTGCATGTCTAACTTGACATACATCATTAATCTGGTCACCATGTATAGTAAGTGAACTATCAGTCTTTCTATCATGAGTACCTATATCATTTCTATGACTTACAATTCTCATAGTAATAGGTCCAAATGGATCTACATAGTTCTTTTCACTTAATGTAAACACTAAACCATTCACAGCATCTAATACATAGTAATTACCACTATTAAATGGAAATTGAGTTACATAAGAACATTCAAAGTAATTTTCAGTACCACCAATGTATTGTTTATTGGTAGTCCATAGATGCCATTCTTTTTCATTAAAGTCATATACAAGTGTTATGTTTTGATCTGTCAATACTAAACCATAGAAAGTATGTCCAGATATTTTATAAATCCAAGAGTAAACTCCTGACAAATCACTTGCATTTAAAAACTCTTCAATAGCTTTAGTAGATACTTTTGAAGGTCTTAATCCATCAAGGATAGATATTGTTCTACCACCTTCTTTAACTGTAGACATCCAGATTACAGTTTCTTCTAGTTGTTGAATAGAATTACCAGAAGCACATCCTATTTCTAAACTAGCTGAGGCATTTAAACTTAATACTGAACCTACAGGATTAGCATTATCATAATAAAACTGTGTAGTCCATTGTTTAAAGGCTACAAGATAATTAATATGTTTAGCAATACCTACACCTAAGTCAGGCTCATTGTATGCTGTAATATAATTTAACGCATTCCATGATGTTGGGTTTTCAATGTCAGATTGCCAAATAGTAGCTGTCTGATCCATTACAAATACATAACCATCTAAATAAACTAAACCAGGTACTGGGTTAGATGGGAATGAATTTAATACTGCAGTAGCTGATGCTGCTGTAATTACAGAACCTGTAATTGTTGTACTTGATACTGTTTGTGAAGTACTTACTGTATAAGTTCCTGTACCACCTTGTGTATAGAAATTATAGGTACCAGCAGCTTGTGCTGTTAAATTATTAGATAAAGTAATTGTAGTACCTGCTATACTATTAATAACAGTATTGCTAGGAACACCTGTACCTGATACAAGTTGGTTTACTGCTAAATTAGTTACAGTAGAAACTATAATAGTGTTAGCACCAGATGCACCACCAGCTACATAAGTAGCAGTAGCTGTAGCAGTTCCTGTAGCAGTTAACTGATTAGTAATAGTTGTACCACCAGTAACTCCAGTACCACTAATACCCATTCCTGAGTATATACCACCTGATGCTACTGCTGTAACTGTTAAAGTAGTTCCTGAAATACTACCTGTTACAGAAGCTGAAGTACCTGCAAAATTAACTGTTAATGTACCACTATAACCTGATCCTGGAGTAGTTAATGTAGCACTAGTAATAACACCACCATAGGATAAATATGTACCTGTAGCTCCACTACCTGTAGTTCCTGATACAGTAAATGTACCTGAAGGTGGATAACCAGCTCCACCATCTGTTACTACAACTGATTGTACTTGACTAGATATCTTTGCAATGGTACCTGTAGCATCCATTGTATATCCATTAACTTGGTCATGAAATACCATGTAAGGGTGTGGGCTAGTTGTAGCTAAAGTATTTACCCAACTAATGTTTTGTCCACTCATACCTGAGTTTACAAGAGTTGAAGTTCCCCCAGTAATTTTATATAAGTTAGTACTAGCTCCTGCATATAGATTACCATTGTAAGCCCAAAGACCATTACCATCAGCAGGTAAAGTAGGAGTAATAGGGTAAGCTTTTTTACCAGGTCTTTTTACTGCATAAGTTCTTTGACTAACTGTCTCTTTATAACAGTTAACCATTTTAGAATCTTTAGTAACATCATTAGTTCTAAAATTTAAGTTAGTAACTAATGGAACATTAAACTTAGGCATTATCTAAAGTTCCTATTAAATCCTTGTCTCACATCTGGTTGGAAGAATGTAGGAGCCATTTCAACATCCCAGTCTTCAAGTTCTTTTTTAAGCATTAAAGCTTTAGCATCATAGTATGCTTTTTCATTTAATGGTTTATCATAGTCAGAAGCTATTTCAGCCATTAAAGCCCATTTAAGAGCTAAGAACCACTCTGATGGAAAGTCAAAGTTATCATTAGGATTATTAACAATATAGATAGGTCTTTGTACTGTTAAATGAAGTTGATAGTTAGTAGCTGTAGTAGTATCAGGTGTTAAGAATACTTTTAATGTACCATAAGTAGAATAAGGCCAATATTGAACACTATTAGTAGTACCTTGTTCAAACTTACTACCTAACATATTATATTCTTGTTGTGATATAATAGTCATAGGTTGGTCTGTATAAGGACTAACACTTACATTTCTTAAAAAGCTTTGGATAATCTTTAAAGGTCTATCTGTATTTAAATCAATTGTAGGGGCACTACCAGTAGGTCCAATATTGTATGATGTTTGACCAGATACTAAAGGTAAGGTAAGTTCAGTGACTGTCCATAATTTAATACCTTCAGACTGCCATTTCTTCATAATAAGATTAATAGAGAAAGAAGCATTTTCTAAAGCTGTAGCAGAAGGTTGTGCACCTTCTTCAAGTACACCTAAGCCTCTTAATGCAGCTTCTATTACTTGATTACGAGTTACTACAAAATTTGATATACCAGTAACTGCCATGATTAGTCCTGTGATGTATTAGTGGGTCTTTTGTTCTTAGAAAAGAATCTATCGTATATACGGACAAAAGTCCAGAATATAGTGAGTAAAGCTGCCAGTGGTGGTAATAAAGTAGTAATAGTACCTAAAGCTGTTACAGCTGCTACTGTATCTACTACATGTTTTACGGGTTCTGTTAATTGTGAATGATCGACCATTTTATTTCTTCATAGTATTATTATAACACAAAATCCAATCTCTTGCAATACAATTTTGTGCCTGGATTAATGTAATTTGTCTTTTACATACTTGACGGTGTAATTCATTCTCAAGCTTATCTTTATCATGGGCATTATGTTCACCACAATAGCTTTGAGGCCATAAGTTAAGCTGATCATTATCACCACCTAGTTCTAAAGACACCAAGTGATCTATTTCATATCCTTCTTTACATACTGATCTATCATTAGATGACATACCATAAGCTGTAAAGATTTGTTTCTTTAAAGAATCTGGAACATTACGAACTGTACTGGTTTTAGTAGTACATAGTTCATCTACTGTTACACTTCTTGTTTTACCTGGGGTCTTGCCTATATTTGGGAGTTCTGCTGCTTGTACTGATAATGCTAATAAAAATACACTAAAGCTCTTTAGGATCATATCCATAAATCTTTGACACCTTTTCCGCTAGTTTAAAGAAGGTCTTATTATGTAGTTCATACTTCTTACCTTGAAGGTACATAACCATGTGAATCATTTCGTGTAAAATAGTTTTACAGATAGAATCAAAGTGACCATGCTTAGCTACTGATATTGTAATGCAATGTGGCTCTGGTTGATACATACCACATATTTCAGGATCATCAACAATAAGCCATTCAATACGACTAGCTTGAGGAAGTTCATACTTGTCAAAGGGTGGTAGTTTACAAAACAATGTGTACATTGCTTTGACATACTCTTCTTTGACTAATGCACTCATTTTTTAATACTCAAATACATTCTTTCGCCAATGACGAAACTCATGCAAGCACCTGACATATCTAAGAACACTGCTATTACAGATGCCCCTACAATGTTAGGATAAAATACGATAACACCAGTAAACAACAATATAGCACTAATAATAACATATCTAAATGATGCTCTTAGGTCTACAATCCATTGAGCTGGTTGTCCTGTAACAGTACCATCTAATGCTGACATAGCTTGTAGTTTTTGAGCTTCAGCCTCCATAAGTTGAACTCGTTCTTGTACATTCTGAGGTTGACCCCCAGCACCTCCAGTAATACGAGCAAATACACCTCGAACACCATCAGTAAATACGGGTACGAGTGCTGGTAATATAAGTGATAATATGCTTCCCATTATTTAACCTCTACTGGATAAAATCTATCAACTGGAAACTCACTGAAGTCTCCACCTTCCCATTGAATATGGATATTGTTACCATTAGCAGACCAACAAGCTTTCATCACTTGCTTATCTATTCTTTGGGCTACTGCTTTAAATCCTGCTTGTTCACACTTCTCTTTAGAAAGTACAATACGAACATTCTCGTTATATTGCATCACCATATACTCTACTGCATTAGCATATGAAGATATAACTAATAGCAATAGAGCAAATAGTGTTTTCATGTTAGTCTTCCGTAGCGTGAATAACTGCTTCTGTTTCACCAATAATAGCTGTTTCTAAACTAATGTCGTTTTTAACAATATTAGCTGGAAAAGGTTTTGTAATTGGATCTTGAATTACTTCAGTTTCTACTGTAGTGGTAGGTTCAACTGTTACATCTGTAACTGTTTCATCTTTTTTACCAAATAATGCGTCTAATATGGCCATGTTATATGTTCCTTGTTAATAATGTATCTAATGCTTGAAGAACTACAATAGTTTCTTCTGTTAATACTTTAATGCCTCTTAAAGCCACTTTAAAGGCCCATAGAGCCACTTTCTTTAATAGGTCAAGGGTTTGTATTAATTTAGCTTTCATTTAGTTAAACTCCTACTTTAGGTTGATTAGGATCAGGTGACCATGTAACATTAACTGCACTTGCTACTCCATCTACATCTGTAGCTGCATTGATAGCAGTTGTAGCTGCCAATGCTTCTGCACGAATAGAAGCACGCCATGCTTTCCATGTAGCATCCATAGGTGTTCCTGTTTCTGAAGCCATAACTGCCATCCAGTCACTAGGCAATAATAAGCTGTAAGCAGTAGCGTTTACTTGTGATACTGCATTAGCTTTAACTGTTGCCAAGTCTTTAGGTGTGTTAGTATAAGTTAATGTAGCTTTGTCTAATGTTGATGATACCCAGTAGTAAATGTCAGATTTTGGTGAGTTAGTAGCAATTACTTCCTCTAAACCGATTGCTGACTTTTCTTCAGGTGTGGAAAGATTGAGCCAATTGTTTGGGTATTGGACATCATTTATGGTAAAAGCTTGACCTTCTTGTATATATTGTCCGTCTGTTGTTGAATAAAACATAGTTTTTCCTTTGTTATCTTGCGTTAGAGTTTTTAAAGGGATTAGAAGCAAATGCCATTACTATATATGTTGCACTAGATACATTTAATCCACCTGCCGCACCTCTAATTTTAAATCCATTAGATAATATATCTAAAACAGATGCACTAGCAGTATATTCAGCTGCAGATGATTCTGCATTAAGAACTGTATTAGCTAAATTATATGTATTTCTAACTGAATCATAAATATACCATTCTTCAACTGCTGAAGAACATTTAATCATTACAAATTTAGGTTGGAAGTTTGTAAATACAAATGGACCATCAGCACTGCCATTACCAGTATAGCTTGTAAACTTACTAAACCCTGCTATTTCTGCCCAGCAATAGGCTACAAAAGTTGAACCGCTACCATTAATAGCACCATTACCAAGTGCAAACACGCTAGAACTAAAACTTGCTGTATTATAAATACTATTACTAGTAGATGGGATTTGTGCTGCAGTTGTATTAAGACGCATAGCATTATCGCCCATAGCTGTTTGCCATACATACCAATCACCAGTAGTGCTTCTAACTTTTGTAATAATCATTTTTGGTGCAACACCTAATCCATGACCAACTGTAGCTCCATTAGTGCCATTACCTGTATAAGTCACTACACTAAACCCAGCAGTTGTGTTTACAGATACAGTAGATGTAATAGAGCCATTAGTGTTAGATGATGATGAGCCTTGACCAGCTTGCCATTGCCAGCCAACATAAGTATCTCCTGTATTATTTGAGTTACCATTACCTAAAACTTGAAAGCCATTAGTATTTACTGCATTAACAATATTAGGTGATGTTGTTCCAGCGGCTCCTGTACTATTTGAAATTAAGTATTCAGTAATACCTCTATTTGTATCTTGTAAGAAGTTAGCCCATGAAGCACTGCTTCTTGATTTTACCCAAACAAAATCAGGTTTAAATCCTGCTGTATTAGTTACATTTAATGAAGCTCCAGTACCTGTCCATAAACTAGCATCCATATACTTATTACCTTGCACAATAGTGCTTGTAGGTAGGTTATATGTGTTTAGTGCTACATAGCCTGTAGGTGGTGTGTATTTAAATCCTTGCTGACCAAAATTACTAGTTATTGAATTTGTGTAACATGAAACTGCAAAATAAAATGTTGTTCCTGTAAAAGCACTTACTACAGGATTCGTTCCTGTAGATGGCGAACCACTTGCTAACCAAGTTCCATTTAATGCAAACCATATCTTTTTATTATCTATATCTATTGCAACACCTACAACATCACCAGTAGTGTAAGTAGATAATGTTGTAATTAATACATTGTTAGAATAAACTTGTCCATTATAGTTAATATAAGTAATACCATTAGATGCACCTATATTTTGACTAAAATTAGTAAATAATTCATTTATTGCACCTACATGATTAAAAGAGCCATTAGAAGTTATTTCAAAATAAAACTTACCTGTTGTCATGCCAATAGTTGATGCAGCAGAACCATAAGCTCCACCTGATTCAGTAAATGTTAAATTTGCATTAGAAAATGCTCCACCACTAACAGGGTTTAATGGATTTAAAGTAGCATAATTAGCCACAGTTGCACTTGTTAGTGTAGGAACATCTGTCATAGCATCATAGGTTGTGCCAGCAGTTACAGATATATTATTAGTATTCCAATAGTTTCCGTTACCTGAAAAGTCTTGACCTAGACCTGTGTTAGAACCTGATGTTAAAGCTATGTTGCTAAATTTAAGGTAGAATCCATTAGTGCCATAAGTGCCTGTGTATTTAGCTGGTTGCCATACGCCTGTGGTTGAGTTTGTAGAGCCAAATGATGATGGTGTTAATTGCTGACCATCTACAAAATTCCATTCAGTATCATATCCATCTCTATAACCATAACCTGTTCTACCAATAGAATGTTGTGAAGTATTATTAAATGTCATATTTGCATTTAATGATGGATAACGACTAGCACCAGATCCTACTGTCCAAGTAGATAAATCTTGTTGAACGCCATTAATATATACTTTTAATCTATTAGAATCAGTTGCTTGAGTTGTATCAAACGCTACTACAAAATGATACCAAGCTGAAGGATCACGATAAACTGCAGCAGAATTAATTTGCAATCCACCACTAGCTGCATTTACATCATAAATATAAAATTGATAATTTGCAGTTATTAAAATTTGTAGTGCATTATTATCAGCAGTATTTCCCCATATAAAACTGTTTTGTCCTAAAGCACCTATTTTAGCCCAAAATGAAATAGTAAATTTTTGTCTATTACCTGCACTTGCTGGAGTTCTTGACAAATAAGCAGATGCACTACTTCTAAAGCGAAGTGAGTTGTTGATGTTATAACCTGATGGACCATTAGCTACTAAATTAAGCATTAAGCTACTCCTAGACTGCGACCTTGTTCATAGAGATTTGTGCCATCTGAACGGAATACAAAGAAGTCTTTAGCATTAGCTGCTGTAGATAATGTAGGGGCAGCACCTGCTGTCCATTTAAATACAGAATTCCATGTTAATGTTCTAGAACCTGTTGCATCTTGAATAACATTAAGAGCATAGAAAGCACCTGATACTAAGTTGGTAGGAGCTGCCATTGTTCTGTTACCTGCAATAGTAACTGTAGCTACTTGGTTAACTGATACATCCCAACTAATTGTAGCACCATCTGTTAATGTAGTAGCAGCAAAATAGTTCTGACCTGAATAAGAATTAGGTTCATCTAGTTTAGGAAAGTCATTAAGTGATGCTCTTACTAAACGAAGTTCTACTTTATCACCTGCAGAGAATGCAGAAGCTGTAGTACCATCTTGAGCTCTTACAATTGTAAATGTATCTGTAGATCTTGCAGTAACTTTAACAATCTCAATAGTAGTACCTGCAGCATTAGATAAGGTACAATAGAAGTATTGTGAACCTGTTAAGGTAGGAAATAAGGCACCTTGACCTGATGCTACTGTTAATGATGTAGCTCCAACTAGAATACTAGATGCTAGAGTGGTTGCTGCGTTGTTAGCGAATTGCATATTTGCCATAATGATTATCCTATTGTAGTAGAATTGATAGGAGACCCATCAATTGTTTTAGTGTTTACATAAACGAGTTTTGATATACTAACTGAGCTAGTGCTTGTTGCACTTAATGTTTTACCTGGTATAACTTTAGTTAATAATTTTACAGTATTTAATATTGATATAAGTACTGCTGGTGGTGTAAAATGTATAGGTATAAAATAATCAGCAGGTTCAGGTCTTGTCCAAGGAGTTATTTGTGTATCAGGAACTCCTCTTACAAAGTCTTGTGGCTGACGAATTTCCCAGTCATCTTTACAACACATAAGGCCATCCCAGCGTTGTTGTAACTGAGATGCTTTATATTTACGACCACAGACATCACAGTCTGCTATCCAGTCGCCCTTATCATATCTTGGGGTATAACTAATTTTATGTCCCCTTAGACGTTAATTGGAGCTAATACAGGTAAATCACCTACTACAGTATAAATGTTACTAAGTGATGTAGTTGCAGTCATTTGAATACTATAAGTAACTCCATCTAAACCACCTGATATTCTTTGAGATACTTTAAATCCGCTAATAGAAGGACTACCTACTAAGATAGCACTTGGGCTTGGATCAGTTCCTTCTTTAACTACTGCTGTACATGTAGCTGAATTAATTGTTTCACTTGCACCCATTACAGGGGTATAATCAAATGTAAACTGTTCGCTATCGTTGGTTATTTTGTATGAGAATGAATTACTCATATATTTAAATCCTTGTCAATAAATAGGGTTCTAAACTTAACTAGAGAGGCAGATCTAACCTTCTTTAAGGTTCCTACCATAGTAATAAATCGGGTTGCTGCTAGAGTTCTTAACTTAGGTACAGCATAGATTACCTTATTAGCTGCATAATTGACAAAAGATATAACACTTGTAACTAAACTAGGTGTTATACTTGATATAATATTAAAAAGTTTATTAATACCTTTAACTAATATTATAACAGAATTTACTGAAATTGTCAATAGTTTTATCCAATATTTAGTTAATATAACTGTAGAACTAGATACTACGGATAATGTTCTAAAATAGAACCTAGATGATAATAAACTAACAGTTTCTGTAACAGCATAAGTTATTAACTTATTTACTCGTTTAATTAAAGTAACTAAACTTGTAGAAGTTGCTAATAAAATTCTTGCTGCTATTTTACTTAAATTAACTGATACAGTAGATAAGATAACTAATAGTTTAGTAATTGCTTTAAAGATAGTAACTGTTGAGGTTACAGAAGCACTTACAAGTTTACCTATAAGTTTAGTTATAGTAACTACTGAGGTTGATACTGCTGATACAACTTTACCAACTCGTTTTGTTATATTAACTGATGAAGTTGAATAAGCTAAAAGGGTTACTAGTCTATTAACAGCTGTAATAATAGTAGCAGCTGTAACTTCTACTTCTAATACAATCTTACCTGTATATTTAAGTAAGTTAACTGTAGAGGTAGATACTACAGATAAAAGCTTACCTATTCTTTTTACTAATGTTACTGCATTAGTGGATACAGCAGTTATTAATTTACCTACTTGTTTAATTAAACTTACTGAGCTAGTACTTAAAACACTTAAGTAATGCACAACTTGTTTTAGTATAGTTACAGTGCTTGTTGATAAAACACTTAAGGCTTTAACAATTGCTTTTAATACTGTAACTGTAGATGTACTAGTAGATGTAATAAGTTTACCTACTAATTTAACTATTGTTACAGTTGAAGTAGATAATATTGTTAAAGTCTTACCTAATAATTTAAGTATTGTAACATTTGATGTACTTAAAGCTGATACTAATTTACCTATTTGTTTTAGTATAGATACAATACTTGTACTAATAATAGATAGTATTTTTCTTACTTGTTTAGTTATAGTATTAGTTGTAACTGAACTAACACTACTCATCAACTTACTTATAGCTTTAACTATTAAAGCTGTTGATGTAGATAGTACAGATAAAGTTCTAAGATAAGCTCTACCTGCTGATAATGTTACTGTACTTGCTAAACTAGTTAATAATGATACGGCTTTAGTAAGATTTGTAGTTATGCTTGCATTAGCATAATTACTGGCAGTGGGTGTACTATTAATAGCTCCTGCGTTTAGGAAGAAACTATTAATAGCTCCACTAAGGTATGTGTATACCTGATTTACATAGATGACCGCAGTAAGTACAATGCTTTTTTGTACAATACCTGAGTTAATAGCATCTGTGTTAATTGCTCTCTCATTAAGAGCCATAGCTTATTAACTGAATTGTGTCTTGAATGTAAACTGAATGCTGTCACCAGAAGATAAGTTAATTGTTGTAAAGTCACCTTTAACAAATAAGTTACCTGATGTTGACGCATCAAACAAACCAGCGTTAGTGATAGCTAATGTACCACCAGCTGTTAAAGTACCAATAACTTGATATGTGTCATTAGTAGTAGATGTTGTTTGTTGTGTTGATGTACCTGCAGTTCTAGTACCAGTTTCAGTAAATAAAGTTGTGTCAGTAGCAGCAGTAGTACCTGCACCTGTGCCCCATGCAACATAAGAAGGTTCAGTAGCACCAGTAGCACCGTTTTTAATACGGTTAGTTACTACAGCTTTACCTGTATTGACTAAGAGTGTAGCCATGTTTTAATTC